AGCCAGACCCGCGGCGTGACGGCCTTCGCCCCGATCGTCGACATGGTGGGATACCACGACGACATCCAGTTCGCGAAACTGGTCCAGTGCCAGGTGACTTCGGCTTTCGCTGTGCTCCGGGAACGCAGCGCGATGGCGACCTACCAATCCGACGCCCAGACGGGAGCGCGGAGCACCGAGATGCTGAGCGACGGGACCACGCGGGTGCTCGAAGGGATCGCCCCGGGGATGATCGTCACCGGCCAACCCGGCGAAAAGCTCCTCGGTTTTTCCCCCAACATCCCCAATCCGGAGTGGAAACCTTTCGCGCTGTTGATCCTTTCTTTCGTGGCGATCAACCTCGGGCTTCCACTGGCGGTGCTTCTGCTCGATCCGAGCGAGACCAACTTCAGCGGCTGGCGGGGCGCGATGGACCAGGCCCGGATCGGCTTCCGGCGGCTCCAGCGACGGCTGGCAACGCGGTTGCACGAGCGGGTCTACCCGTGGAAACTCCGCCAGTTCGCCGCCGAGGATTCGGCCTTCCGTCGCCGTCTCGATGACCCCTCGCTCTTCGCCCACCGCTGGCAGTTCCCGCGCTGGCCCTACATTGAGCCCATGACCGATGCCGCGGCGGACCTGATCCGGCAGCGGAACCTCCTGGCCTCGCCGCGGATGGTCGCTGCCGAGCGGGGTTACGACTGGGATGACGTGGTCGAGCAGACCGTGGCCGACAACGGCCAGGCGATCCTGGCCGCCAAGAAGAAAGCCGCCGAGATCAACGCCGCGCAACCCGACGACTCGCCGGTGAATTGGCGGGAGGTCCTGGCCCTGCCCACGCCGGACCGGATCGCCGCCAGCTTCCAGCTTCCCCTGGCCGCCCCCGGGGCGCAACCCCCGCCACAGTAAGGATTTCCGTCCCATGCCTTATCCCAACGAGCACGCCTGCCGCGACCGCGGTTTTTCGATCACGTGCCAGGGCCAGGAGGCCGAGATTGTCCTGTACGACGTGCTCGATCCGTGGTTTGGGATCTCGGCTCGGACGATCCACCAGCGCCTCAAGGAGGCCGGCGACATCAAGCGGATCCGCGTGCGGATCAATTCGCCCGGCGGCTCGATCTTCGAGGGCGGCGCGATCCACAACCTGCTCAAGACCCACCCCGCCCGCGTCGTCATCACGATCGACGGCTTGGCCGCCTCGATGGCCTCCCTGGTGGCAATGGCCGGTGATGAGATCGAGATGGGCGAGGCAGCCTACCTCATGATCCACGATCCCACCGCCCAGGTCCGCGGCGACGCCGGCGAGATCCGCGAGATGGCCGAGTTGCTCGACAAGATGAAGGCCCAACTCGTCGGGATCTACGCCCGGCGGACCGGCCAGAGCGAGGCGCAGATCGCCCAGTGGATGGCCGACGAGACCTGGATGACCGCCCAAGAAGCGGTCGACCGGCGGTTTGCCGATCGCGCGGTGATCGGACTCAAAGTGGCCGCCTCGACTTACGACCTATCCGAGACCTTCCGGCACGTGCCGGAGAATCTGTTTCTTGAAAATTCTGAAAAGGAGAAGGCAGCGATGGCTGATGATCCCAATCAAGGCGCACTGCATCCCGCGACCCTCAAGGAGCTGCGGCCCCTCTGCCCGGGCGCCGATGAGAAGTTCCTCTGCGCCCAACTGGACGCCGAGGCCACCCCCGAGCAGGCCGGCAAGGCCTGGACGGCCGAACAGGGCCGGCGGCTCGAAGCGGCCAACCAGAAAGCCGCCGCGGCCGAGGCCAAACTCGCCGAGGCGGAGAAGAAGGCCACCGCCGGCAAGTCCGGCGTCGAGCCTCTCGGGAACGGCTCCAAGGGCCCGGCCGGCGAGACCGCCGGCGACGCGATCGAGGCCTGGGACAGACTGATCGCCGGTTACGTCGCCGGGGGGACGAAGCGCCCCAAGGCGATCGCCCGGGCGGCCCGCGAGCACCCCGAGGCCCACGCCGCCTATGTGGCGGCCTACAACGAGAAGCACGGGCATCCCGCCGGCCGGTTCGCGTGAAAGGATGAATGCTGAAGGATGAAGGATGAAGGGTCTAATCCCTAATCCCTAATCCTTAATCCCTGATTCCTCAAAGGAGCATGACATGAGTCAGCAAAACGAGACCGGCTTCTTGTCGGTCCAGGTGGACGGTGCGATCACCCAGTACCTCCGGGTCAAGGCCTCCGACGCGACGACCGACCCGATCACGGTCACCACAGCCGGGATCGCCGACGATGACATCGGCGTGATCGAGCAGGCGGGCCTGGCGGCCGGCGACGTGGTCGCCCTCCGCCATCGCACCGCCCAGGGGACCGTGAAAATGGTCGCCAGCGGGGCGGTCACCGCGGGCGCCAAGGTATACACCGCGGCCAGCGGCAAGATCACGGCCACTTGGGCCGCGAGCGCCCGGCTCCGCGGGATTGCCCTGGAGCCGGCCAGCGGAAACAACTCGGTGATTGAGGTGCTGCCGGCCAACCTCGGGTTGGCCAGCATTGCCTGACCCGACAATTTGCAGGCGACAAACAGGCAAGTCCGTTTTGAGTCACGACGCTTGGCGGCGGTTTTTTGTCCTACAAAAATACGCCGCCCGAATGAGAGGAGAGCGCTATGCCCTCGCCTTCCAGTTCCCTGGCCACCCTCCGTCCCGACCTCGCCGGCTCGATGGAGGAGTTCGACCTGGCGGCCGACCGCCAGGGTTTCATCGCCTACCAGGTCCTCCGCGCGATCGAGGCCGGGGCCCAGGCCGGGGTCTACGGCAAGATCGCGATCGAGGAGCTGCTCAAGAAGCGGGATCATCTCGCCCGGGCGCCGGGAGCCGGGTACAGCCGGGACACCTTCAAGTTCACTACCGGCAGCTACGCCTGCCATGAGTACGGGCACGAGGAGCCGGTGGATGATCGCCAGGCCCGGATGTACCGAAATTACTTCGATGCCGAGGTCATCGCTGCCGCCCGGGCCCGCGACGCGGTGCTCCGCGGGGCGGAGATCCGGGCCGCCGACCTGATCTTCAATGCGACGACCTGGAACGACGCCAGCCTGAGCACGGCCATCACCCTTGAGTGGGACGAGAATCACTACACCACGGCCATCCCGATCACGGATGTCAACGCGGCCGCGCAGAAGGTCTGGGATGGCACGGGCATCTGGCCCAATGCCCTGGTGATCTGCCGCAAGACCTTCCGGCACCTGCGAAACATCGACCAGATTAAGGACGCGATCGCCTCCGCGGGAGCCGGGGATTCCGTGCTTCAGCGCCGGATCACCCTGGCCCAGCTCGCCCAGGCCTTCGACCTGGACTACATCCTGGTCGCCGGGTCGGCGAAGAACACCGCCGACGAGGGCCAGTCGGCCAGCCTGAGCTCGATTTGGAACGACGAGTATGCCATGGTTTGTCGCGTCGCGGAGACCGCAGACATTTCCGAACCGTGTATTGGCCGGGTGATCCATTGGGCCGACGACGGGTCTTCGATTGGCGGGACGATGGAGAGTTACCGCGACGAGACGGTCCGGGGCGACATCATCCGGGCCCGGCACGACGTGGACGAGATTGTGATGTACACCGAGTTGGGCCACCTGCTCAGCAACGTCACGACACACTGAGTTTTGGACCTTGATCCTTGAGCCCTGGGGCTTGCGATGCCCTCCGAGTGCGATCGCCTGTTTGCCGCGACGGGGATGCCCCTGCTGCTACAGCAGCACGGCGTCCCCGTCACCTTCATCCCCGCCGGCGGCGCCCCGCGGACGGTGATCGCGATCCTCGATTACGTCCGCCAGGAGGACCAGCAGGCCGAGGGGCAGGAGATCGACCAAGAAGAGCTCTGGATCACCGTGCGGCGGGACCCCAACGCTCCGGAGGGCGGGATCGACGCGATCGGGATGGGGGACGCGATCGAGCGGGAAGAAGACGACGCCGAGAGCCGCTGGAGCTGGCAGCAGCGGGTCCGCGATGCGACGGCCGGCCTATGGGACCTCCTCTTCGCCCGCAAACGGCCGCGGAGGATCGGATCGAGGTTGTGAACGGGAGGGATTAGGGATTAGGGATTAGGGATTAGGGATTAGGGAGCCATGACGCTGACGGCCGTGGGACCGCTGACCCGCTCGCTCCTGGGCTTGAGGACGATCCTCGCCCAATCGACGGACTTCCAGCAGTTTGTCGGGGCGGCGGATGAGGCCGGAGCCGAGGCCAAGGTCCACTTCTTCGATTATGAGGCCGAGCCGGAATCCTTGGCGGCCGAGCGGCCGATGGCCACGATCTGGCTGGCCGACCAGTTCGCCATGGACGCGATCGCTTGGGGCTCCTCGACCATGCTCGATCCCGGCGGCGATCTGATCCTGGAGATCCAGTCCGCCGACGAGGCCGCCGCCGATCGGGACGCGGGGTACTTTGCCTTCGCCACGTGGATCGACAAGATCCTGCAGGCCCTCCGCGACGCCGCCGGCGTGAGCGACTCGCTCATGATCCGGGCGATTCGCTTCCTCTGGGGCCCGCGGCGATCGCCGCCACAGGACGATCCCTCGACGGGCGGCTACTGGCACTGCGGCCTGGTGATCTCCTGGGGCGCGGGCGGAGGAAGGGGCTAGGCCATGCCGATCGTCCTTGTCACCGAAGTGACGGAGACCATGCCGCTCAAGGAACTCGGTCTTTCCGGCCGCGCGATTCAGCGGATCATGAAAGAGGTCCACGCCGAGGTCGGGCAGTACTGGTTTGACCGGATGCTCAAGGATCATTGGGCCGCGGGGGCGGCCGAGCGGTATGGTTACCAGCCGCGGACCGCCAAGTACCTGCGGGCCAAGATCCGCGCGGCCAAGAAAGGCAAGGCACTGGCCGGCGGCGTGGTTCCCTTGCTTTACAGCGGCCTCCTGCGGGCCAACATCGGCCAGTGGGCCGCGATCCACGCCTACGCGACCCGCGTCTCCGTCGTGATGCACGGCCCCAAGTACGTCTCGATGCGGCCCAAGAAACCGAGCCATCCCAACATGGGCGAGGAGATCACGGCCACCACGCCCGCGCAGCGCCGGGAGTTGGTCGAGTTCACGCGCTTCGCCCTCACCGAGACACTCCGCACCGCGCGCGCACCCGAGACAACGAAAATCAGTTAGGAGCCCTCTCATGAGCATTCCCTCCGTCTACTATCTGCACGGAATTCTGCTGCCCACGGGTGGCCTGATCTCGGAGCTCCAGGACTGCACGCCCCAGGTCACTAGGCAGCGGTTGCTCGGGTACGCCGCGGGCCACCCCGAGCCCTTCTTCCTGGCCACGCAGCGGCAGACCCTGGCGATCGACTTCACCACACTGGCCCTCAAGCAGGTCCTCGACTATATCGCCACCGGCGGGAATCCCTACGGCGTCGCCGTGACCGGGCCACTCGACCTCCTCTACAAGAAGGGCAAGGACCTCGGCTTCCGCGAGGCCGCCGCGAGCGACGTCCACTACCGGTTGCGGGTAATGAAGGCCCTGCTCTACTGGCGATCGATCCGCGGAACCCAAAGCGGCAATGCCTCGATCGACTGCCGCCTGGTAATCACCTTCGACGGCAGGAATCAGCCCGTGATCCCGGCCGGGTCCATCGCGTTGTCCGGAACGCCGGTCGTGAACCAGTACTACACGGTCGGCCCGATCCGCCTCAACACGGTTGCCCTGGGCGGCGTCCAGGACGTCACGATCACGCTCAACGAGAAGCTCGACGAGCTGGTGAGCGACGGGGATATCTGGACCACGTATTGCGGCATCGGCACCGATGCCCCCACGATCGCCGTCCGGGCGCTGGGAGAGCCCTGGCGATCGATCGGCCTGGCGGGGACCGCGATCTCGGCGCTGGACCTGTACCTGCGGGCGAAGGACGCCAACGGCGGCAACGTCGCCGACGGGCTCGGCAGCCACCTCAAGCTCTCGGCCGCCAGCGGGCGGATCGACCCGGAGAGCACCCGCACCGGCACGAGCGACCCGGCCGAGACAAGCCTCCTGGCCCAGATCATCCCGCCCAACACCGCGAGTTGGGCGATGGCGATCTCCACCGTCAGCACGATTCCCTGAACCGGACCGTGACGGTCCGGCTCTGGAAAGAACGCCGATCACGAAGACACGAAAGAGCGAAAGCACGAAAAGGAGCGCCCCATGAGCTTTTCACTGACGGTCACCAGGTCCTGGGCCCAGGCCGGCCAGGGTCCGGTCGCGTACCAGAAAGACTTTTCCGAGGGGAATCTGAATGGCGTCTCGGAATCGATCCCGGATGGGAGCATCGACAAATTGGTCGAAGTTGCGATCGACGTGACGAGATTGAAGGCGCTCTTGATCGGGTCCGATCAGGATCTCGTTATCGAGATCAACCACCCAG